GTAAGAAGATCTTTGATAAGATCATGGATCAGATGCAACCAGAATTTCCTGGCGAGACTCCGGTCAATCCTTTCGACTTCTGGGCTGGTGCGGATTTCGAACTGAAGATTCGTAAGGTTGCTGGTTATAGAAACTATGATAAGTCAGACTTCAAGTCACCTTCTGCATTCTTAGGATCAGATGAGACTCAGTTGGAATCAGTGTATAACTCACTGTATGACTTGAATGAGTTCATCATGCCCAACTACCCGAACGCGTTTGACGCAAACTGGTTTAAGTCTTATGATGATCTAAAGAACAAGTTGGAGACAGTACTAGGTCTTGCGACTGGTGCCGGTTCAACTTTGAAGAACGAAGCACTATCACAGACTGCTCAAGCTGCTCCGATACGGTCAGCAATTGAACCAACTGTTGTCGCTGCTCCTCCTGCCGCGGTTGCTGCTGTTGCAGAGGAAGATGACACACTGTCTTACTTCGCGCAGATGGCTGCCGAAGACTAGGTAGTAGATTAGGTAATTAAGAAGGGGACTCGAAAGAGTCCCTTTTTTTATGCTGTTCTTGTACCGTGGTCGAAGGTATCGTATGTCATCGATGCGATAGACAAAACTCCTGTTTGTTGTTGACCACCGCCACTACTGGACGTGTTGGTACTGTTATCTTGGATAAGTACATTGGATGCAGTTTGGGCTTTCATAACGGCATCTTCTTTTGATTTTCTGCGTTCTTCAAGTCTCCTCGCTGACGATCCTCTACTACCCACATTTGCGGCCACTTGTTCGGAAGTTTGTTTGGAAAGTCGACTGCGTGCTTCCCTTGATTTAGCGGTAAGTTTCACCCCTCCCACTTTCGGCGTATCTTCGTCATCCCCTCCTATTCCGAAGATACTCAGGAACCCAGAGACCCTATCTTTGATCCAATTGAATAGTTTCATAAGACCATCAAAGATCTGATCTGTAAAAGAGAATTTGGAGAGTTTTTCTTTTACACCATCGAATCCGAATATTCCTGCAACAAACCCTATAAACATTTTGACTAGGTCGAGTAACCCACCAATAAATCCTGACACTAGTCCAGATATAGCACCGAATATACCACCCAACACCTTTTCTCCGAGACCACCCGTAGTTTCCGAAAATCCTTTGAATGCTCCCATGAAACTATCTATGATAGCAAAGATAGCTAACGTAATAGGCCCACCGATAAATTTACCGAGTCTCTTAAAAATATCAAAGAACGGCCCGAGAAACTTTCCTATCACAGAAAATATCTTTGAACCTTTTTTCACACCTTCCCCAGCATCTTTGGCTTTCTTTCCAAAACTGAAGAACTGTCCGAATAATTTTTTAATGTTATCGAACTGATCTGTTATCACTGATGATTTTTTGAGAATCCCAGATATCGAGGATTTTATTGATTTGAAGAATCCGACTAGTTTGTCAAATACCCGAAGTGTACCACCCTTCGCCTTTATTAGAATATTCAGTGGAAGTAATGCCAACCACTTTAACACTTTACCTATTGAGGTGAAGAGATAGAACAACATAGATCTTGCGTTTTCCAAAGCACCTATTGGTTTTTTTAAACTCTTAGAAAGATCCTGTAATTTTCCGATAAACTTACCTAACGTCTCTCTGGTACTTTTGGTAAGAATCTGACCAGTACCGGCTTTACTGAATACTTCGCCTATTGACCCGAACAATCTTTTTATGTTGCTGACTACTTTATTATCAAACAATTTTGATAGTTTCGACGGTGTCAAAAACTTCAAGGTGTCTTTGAGACCTTCAAATATACCGGCAACCAAACCAGCAATAGAGGCACCAACAGCGGCAATTATCGCTAAGAACCCTTTACCCTTCGCGCCCTTAACCATGTCACTAAACATAGGGAGGTCAGTCTGCACAGGTTTTGCTTTTTGTTTCGCGTCACGCTTCGCTTCAGCTTCGTCAAGAGACTGTTTCTGTTGTACCTGAAAGTATTGAGAAAAGTTTTCGTTCAAAGAGGTTAGTACTTTGAGTTGCGCTTTTTCAATTTTAGCTTGAGACACACGTCTCTTTCCAGATTCAATTTCTTGTTTGTTAAGGCTTTCCGCCAAGTCTGATATTGTCAATTGTTTAGTTGCCATCGGTCTATCCGGTTTGTTGTTTAGATCGTTCTTCTTCTTCTTTAAGATGTTCTTCTAGTAACAGTAAATATATTTCCCTCTCCCATGGCATCATATGCTCAATATCGTATAATGAATAATTAAAATGTTGCATCAATGCGAAATTGGTCTTGAAGTGATTGACCAAATTATCATGCGAGAGGCATACTAAAAAAAATCTTGCAGACCCTCCAGTGTTACCTTATTCTTGTGACCACATTCGCAAGTGAATTCAACGTCCTTTCTCATTACAGGAACCGTCTTTAAAAACTCACCTACCTTTTCAAACTGTTTGTTAGTCATCGATTCGACAAAGACTTTCAGTTCTTCCTTAGATACATCACTTGCACTGAACCTTTCTTCTTCCGTTAAGATAGCGGCAATACAACCTTCTATCATTTGGAATCCAAAGTCGGATTCACTAATACCTTCCTTGAAATTAGTAACAAAGCTATCGTAAGTCGGGTATTTCACCTCAATAGAAATACTATCTGTCAAGGGAATAATAAAGTCTACGTCAACCTTTTTCATCTTGATAGTCGACACATCTACCTTAACTTCAGAACTTATACCACATCCTTCTGCGGCACATTCAAACATCAACGAAGAAATTTCACCAACAGATTTACTACGAATCTGAGTGAACATATACTCAACATCGAATGTTGTCAGTTCAGAAGACTTAATATCGTCATTTACACATGCGATAACAGTATCGACCATTGCTCTCATTGCTTGTTTCTGGTCTTCTGATTCAGCAGCAGTTAGAAGAAGTTTTTCTTCCTTGACTAAGTACGGTCTATAAGTAACAACCTTATCAGTTGACGGTATTGTAAGTTCATATTTTAGATGTTCATTCAGTTTTGGTAATGCCATGATTTATCCTATAATGTAATAATTAAATATATTTGCCTAGATCCAAATTGAACTTAGGTTTTATTGCTTCGCGATCATCCTTCACTACTTTCCACTTTGTATATGACATCTGAACCGAGAACTCCACGAGTTGGTCTGCTTCATTAGACAATGCAATCGCATTCAATGTTGTTGGGAATGCATCCTCTAGTTCCACCGAGTATATAGACTTTCCTAATATATCGAAATCTATACTTAGAGGGCCGAGGTCAACACCCAATCTAAACTGTGGTTTGACAAGTTGATGTAAGGTAACCTTCTTCTGGTACTTATCCTTATATGCGATGTTACCTTTCTCTTCGTCGATCATTAATGATGTCCACTCGTCGAAGTACTTCTTCACTCCATAGTCATTCAACATAATGAAGGTCATATTAACGTCTTCCATTAGAAATCCGTTGACAACCTTTTCATTATACACTCCGACGTTCCAATCTAGGGTGGTCAGTTGTTTGCCTGGCAAGTCTACTGCCTTACACAATATGTTAATGTCTCGTCCATCAATCCCCCCAGACAACGAAGGTAAACTGACAGCGAATTGATGCGCCATGGCCATACCGTTCTTGGATATAACCTTACTTTTTAGATCTTCTATACCGGACATCTATTATCCACCTATCTTTTTCTTGGAGTCGAAGTATACCTTCTTGGAGTTCGCCTTCTTGAAACTTGCGGTCGGTAGGAATGTAGCGATTTCCCACTCAGGTGCAGGCACCAATGCGAACTTGCTTCGTACATGTTCATTCAAGTAATGTTTGAAACACGGTTGGAAGTACTTCAACTTACTACTCTTAACCAACAACTCATACGACATTTTGAATCGAGTAGAGTCATTGAATTTATTGTTACTGGTAATATCCATTAACGCATCCAACATCTTCGCACGTAGGATAGGAGGTAGATAGTGTAGGTTCAATCCATAGAACCCACCCTCGGCAGGCCCCACAACTACAACCAACGGAAACGTATCGTAGTACGGTAGTGTATCCTTATGCTTAGGGTCATAGAAGAACATGTACATGCTACCGACGATCTCTTGACCCGTTTGTTTTATAGGGTCTTCTTTCATTAACGCTTCACGGTTGATGCTCCGAAGATTCTTAATCTTTTGACGAAACCAATTGCGTGATTCTTTTGTGCGTGGTGTAATACCAGCACGGAACGCTTGTAGTTCTAATCGTTGAAATATGTTAGACATGAATGATTCCGTTTAAATTCCTACTTCTATTTATACAGAATGTAACCAGTTATCTATATTGAGAGTGTAGTCTTTGGCCACAAAGTTCACCATCTTGGATACATTATCATAGTCAACGTCCAAGAAAAGGAATCTTTCTGTCCTAACGTCATCACCAAAGAACCAGTTCAATACAGTTTCTTGGTGTTGAGCTCTATAGGTTATCCAATTCCACATTACCTCTTGGGAAGTCAGTGGTTTGCCCGGCACCATTACCTGTTGACACTTCTCAAGTAAGGGGCTGTTCTTTCTATTCTCTAACCAAACTGCTTCGGTAACATAGTTCAATACGAAGTATGCATCTGGGTACGCCGCATACAGTTGTCGGTAGTATTGGTTACCTTCGATGTAGTCGTCGTTTTCAAAATAAGTCATGTTAATATAAACATTACTATCACTGATTGTATGCAGTGGATCGTTACCTGATACGAGGTTACGTTTGATAGTCTTCGCAAGGTTTCTTCTGCCCGAACTTATACTTGCGACAGAGCAACCGCTGTCTAGCATAAGGTCGATTAATGGTTGGTTGGACGAGTTGTCCATACCAATGAAGAATATCTTTGGTTTCATTTCTTTTTCTTTCGGAAGGGGGCTAGTTTTTTAATAGGTTTCTTGGTACGCATCTTCTGGGTAGACTTGGGCATGATACCCATGGCAGTCAGTTCTTTCTCAGTCCAGATCTCGAAATGGTATCCCCGATCATCTGCATACTTCTTAGCAGTCTTCCACTTAGACTGATTCTTAATGTACGTCATACCTTCGTTTAGTACGGTACGTCGAGACTTACCTTGTTTGTTCACAGGCACCTTAGTCTCTTTGAAGGGTTTGACTTCTACCAGTACAACACGCCCAGACTTGTACTTGATAACGAAGTCCATGAAGTATCGGTGAGGTCTATTGTCAGTCTCACATATGTAAGGGATCACCAGCTCTTCGGACATCCATTGTACGATATCCAAACTGTCGTCGCACCACTTCATTACGTAGCGTTCCCACCCCGAACGGTAGACAACGTTATCTACGTCGCCCGCGTACTTCTCTGGGTTCTTTGGTTTGTACCTACCTTTATAGGTCTTCATCCAGTTCTCTCTAACAATAACATACAGTTCGTCATATCGGTTGCTCGGTAGATGAACTCTTGGACTGGTCGATAATTAAAATCGTCCTTCTTTAAGAAATGGCGTAACAACTTCTTAGGATAGATGTCTCCACCCATAAAACTATTATAGTCGTCTAATAGGATGTACTTAGGTTGTGCCTGTATGCATAGGTTCAGATCCTTTGACATGCCTTCGGTTTCATGATCACCGTCGATGAAGATCATATCATACTCAGACGCCTTCGCTGGGTCTAGGTCATGGGAACTCATCTTAGTAAATTCGAAACGATCACCGAACTTGACTTTAAGATGGTCGGCATTCACTAACGTGTGTTCGTACTTGCATATATCAAGCGAATGGTAGACTAGATCAGTATCAACGGTCATGAATGTAAAGGCACTATGGCCATAGTTGAACCCTATTTCCAATACGTTTTTACAACGAGTTAGTTTAAGTATGGTGTGTATCATGCGACACGTTCTGTCGTCTGGGATAATATGTCCTTCTTCGTATGCCCATCCGTCACGAAGGAACTTACACTCATCTATTAGATTCATTTTAAATGTTCTTCGGTTATGTATAAATAGTATGACAGTATTTATAAAGATAGGTTTACCCTCATGTCAGAAGAAACTAAAACGTATAGTGAAGAAGAAGAAAGGCTAGAGATCCAGACAGGTGATATGACCGGCAAAAACTCTAACGACCAGACTAAAGATGGTGTGTTAAAGTATCCTTTAAGCGATATCAATAGGTATGGCGCAAGGATTGTATTCATGCCCAAACTAATCACTGGGCCTCAACTAGACGGATCCTTCACCACAGCAGACGCACTGAAAGTCTTGAAAAAAGGGATAGCCTCAACCTTCGCTGCTGAAGACTTTGCTGATGATGAACCTGAAGCTCCCAGAATACCGGCCGGTGGTAAAGATTCTCCCCAAGGCCCTGTTATAAAAAAGGGT